TACTGTTGATGAAGTAAGCGAAGTGCGCGGCAATGCTGAACACCGAGTCCGCGGGGAAGACGCTCTTGCCGATCGTCTCGCCGCTGACAGTGAGGAACGCGCTGTCACCCGAGGCCCAGGTGCCACCGAAGGTGACGGAGGCGGAAGGGAACACCCCGCCAACTCTTTGCCGCTGGTTCCACCAGAAAACGCCCAGATAGTGATCGAGCTGCCCGGCGAATCCGAGCCTCGTAAGCATCCAGATCAATCGTTGCGGAGACAGGCGATAGCCGTGGTCTGTATCAAAATCCGTCGCGGGCATGACGGCGCCGTAAGTGCCCACCGGATCCGGCACATCGGAGAGCACAGCCGCTTCGAGGTAATCGAAATAGAAGAACGTTCCCGCGCTGTTCGCGTCCCAGGACCCCAGTGCGATATGGTTGCCCGACAGAAGCACGATGACTACGGTGTGGTTTCCCGCCGCGACCGCCGCCAGAAATCGGCGGGTGACTACGGGCTCCGTGGCTTCGTTGTAATAACAGTCCACATTGAACGGCGTGCCGCCATCGATTGACACCGACACAATTCCGCGATCGCTGTAGAGCGACGTTCCGAGGTAAAGGTTGTGGGCGGACTGGCAGGAGTACCTGATCGAAACCGAATCTCCGGGCGTGTTCATGCGGTGGGCGAAGCCCGCGTTGAACCACCCGGTGCCACCGGGCTGGTTGCTCGCTTCTTCAATCCACGACGATCCGGCGTAGGAAGTCCATCCACTGCGGCTGTCCACGCGCACGCTGCCCGGTCCTGCGATCTTGAGGGGACGTTTGGTGTTCGGATCCGAGACTGCCCAGTTCGTGACTGTCACGGTCCATTCCGTCGAGGCATAATCGGCAACGGGCCACGGGTTACCAGAGGTAGCGTTCTGAATCTGGGGCGCGAAGGTCAGCCAGGCTTGGCGCAGGAAGTTGATACCGAGAGCGGAGAAGTCGATGGATACGGCCCATGTGGCGGCCGAGACACCTCCCGTAAAAGGAGCGACCGCGGGCGAAGCCGACAGACCGCCGGAGAAAGTGGCATACAACGTAATCGAATTGCCGTCCGCGCCCACCGCCGTGCAGGTGATGACGATGACGCCGGCGGAGGCGGTGGCCGACAAGGGCAACGTGAAGCTCGACCAGTTGAACGCGTTGATCTGAGCCGCAAGCTGGTTCGCGATGAAGGTTGCCGGCGGATCGGTGACGAGCCACAACAGGAAACCAAGGACGTTGGCGACGGCTCCTGTGTTCACCGCCGGGGTAAAAACGATTGAGTTCGAAGATCCAACGCAGTGAACTCCGTGATAGCCATCAGCCAATCCGGCGAGCGTTGCGGCCACCGTGGCGCCGCTGTCGCCTCCGGGAGTTGACACGGTGTAGCTGAAGGCGTGTCCGTCGATTGTGAAGCTCGGAGTGGCCCCGACATTGTTAAAGAAATATGCGGCCGAGCCGGAGGTTCCCGATCCCTGGACGGTGTAGTCGAACGCAACGTTCTGGTACCAGACGGTGATCCGATCCAGATATCCCGGGGAGCCGGAGACCGTCACCGTTGCGGAGGCCGCCGTGTGGGTGCCGCTGACATAAGTGGAAAGCGGCTTGAGATCCACCGCGCCGCCCTCGCCGTTCTCCAGCACATAGCTGAGCGACCGCCACGGAACCCACTGGTTCGCGGGCGAATCAAGCTGCTGGACGCCCGTTGCAGTGATGTCGAACGTAAGCACCATGCCGGAAAAATCGAAGTCCGGCAGGTACTTCGAAGACAGGTAGTGACCGAAGTAATCGTCCACGTCCCAGAACATCAGCACCGCGAAATCGGCCATGTCGCGGAAGACCCCGGACATTTTCCAGCCGGTGGCGCTTGCGCCCCAGAACGACCCGGCGGCGCCGAATCGATCCACGCCCCGAAGGTGCATCGCTCGATGCGGCTCAAGCTTGTAAATCGTCTCGGGCATCAGTAGTAAATGATCACGCTCAGGTCCGAACCCGGGAATACGGTTCCGGTCGCAGTGATGTCAAGCCTCAGCGGAGAACCTGTGGGCACGGTCGGAGCCGCCGCCAGTTGAGCGGCCGTTGCAGTCACGGCGGTGCTGCCGTTCGGAATGGTCAGGGTGAGCCAGACCGTCCATGTGCCGCCTGAGTAAAACGAGATGTCGAACGTCAGGGCCGCGCCGGAAGGAGCGATTTTCACGAGCGCAGACAAGCCCGTTGCGTTGATGGAGACGATGCGCGGCGCAAGGTCGGCCCCGATGGCCACGGTGCCGGCCACACTCATGGTCATCACGTTTGGATTCGGGACGACATACATCATCCGCAGGCCGTCGCCATTCTCGGCAGAGTCGTTGCCGAAGGCGTCCTGCACCAGTATTTCGACGAGCGCGACGAACCCGGCCAGAGGCGCGGAAGGGATGGAGATGAGCGTCTGGGGCGCGGGTATCAACGTCGGGGCTATGTTGTTCAGGGAGGCGGCGCTGACAACGTCGCAGCGCCAGCCGGGTTCCTCAATGATGAAGACCGTCCCGTTACCAGGAATGCCCGCCGGCCAGGTTGTGGTGTCGATTACCGTGCCGGTGTTGCCCGTAATTTTGACGGTCGAACCGGTCGCGGCCGCGCCGGTGGGATCGTAGATCACCCGCACCAGATTTCCGATTTCGGCATTGGGCGTAAGGCCGGTGGGTGCGTTCGGATTCGGAATTCCGGAATCCGTTACGCTGTTCGCGGTCGCGGCCGAGGATTGAAAACAAAGCACCACCAGATCGCCGGCGCCAACCAGGGAGCCTTCGGGCGAGACCGTGGTCAGAGTGCAGAGCGGCGAACCAGTATCGTTACCGAGGATTGGAATGACGGAGAGGGGCTGCGTGGCGGGAAGTCCGGCTTTGCCGATGACAAGCAGGTAACCGAGAGCGAGAGAGGCGCCGAACTGGTTAAGGGTCGGGGCGGAAGGAAGTCCGATCACGATGGTCGTTAGCGTCGAGGACGCGACGGTCGCCGCCAGCCTGCCCGCATGAGAAACGCGCTTGGCGCGTGCATGGAAGGCGACGGCACTGATGTCCGGGGGGCCGTAGCCGGTCGCAAATGAGTTGTCGAGGATGATCGCGGACGTGACAGGGGAGCCGACCGACTGAGCCCCCTGGCCGATCAGCCAATCGCGATTCTTGCCGATGAAGACCTCATACCCGACCGTTCCCGCGCTGAAGGTAACGCCGAAACTGACCCTTTGATTTGCGGCGGTGACAGTGAATTCGGTGAACTTCGAACCGGGACCGTAAAGCCCCGATGCGTCGATTGGGAAAACCTGCGCGATCTGCGCGCCCCAAATCAATGCGCTGCCGGTGTGCGGCGAGATCACTGCATAATCGTCGATCACCGGCGCCGCAACGGCTTGCGAGAGCAGAGAGACAGGCCTCGTTCCATTAACCTCGATGCTCTGACCGCCGTCATCGACCACTTGAACAAGGGAAGGTCCGTAAGTCGTGGGCGCAAACAGATACTCCTCCGCGAACGGCCTGTAAGCGATGGGCTCATTGATGCCGGCAGCCGTCACGCTGGCCGCGACCCACGCGGACGGCGCGCCTCCCCCATTGACCGAACGGATTTGCACATTGTAAGTGGTGCCATCCACCACGCCGGTTATCGAGAGCGCGGTGACCGTGGGATTGACGCTGGGAAGCCCAACCCAGGCGGTGCTGTACGCAATAGAGAAAGGCTGCACGGCCGCGGTCGGCCCGGTGAAAACAGCCACAAGGCTCAGGTGCGTAGCATCGGCAACCGCCCCGATCGTCTGAGTAACGCCGTTGATGGTAATCGAGCCGCCTTCCATCAGCGCGGTAAAGGCCGTCCCAACCCCGACAACTGCGTTCAGGCCGGTGGTCGCGCTCACGGTGCCGGCCGCGTAAAGCAGAACACCCTGGTACTGGACTTCGATATGACCACCTTCCGTGACATAGCCATCGAGAGGCGCATCCCATGAGACAAGAATCGAATCGGCGAGCGCCCCGAGCGACACGATCACCGTTGAGTCGTCGCTCTCTAGGACAAGGTTTGTCGGAAGCGCCGGAGTGAACGGATTCGGCAAGAACGGTTGCTGGTAGCCCTCGGGAGTCAGTTCTTCGGATGCGCTCCAGTCATAGACGGAAGCGTCCGTTTCCTGCACGTCGATCTCGGTACCGAGCACGGAAAGGTCTTCGCCTTTCGCCTGCTGCTGTTTATCGACGATGAAGCGGTGGGCCAGAATTTCGAGCGTTTTGCCCGTCCAGCCGAACAGCGGGAGGGTCATCGAAATGACGTCCATCACGGTGAACTGGTAGCCCACCATGTTGTAACGGAATGTGCCGGTTCCCTGCTGCCGCCTCCGGAGCAACTCGATCTTGCAAAGCCGCTGCGCGGTTGCCGTGGAGATCGTGAACGGTAGTTGCATGTCGAGCCAGCGCCGGTCGCCGCCATCGGCCGCGAGATTGGAATCGCCGGAAAAGCCGGCCGGTCCGTTGTAACCATGCGTGGCGTCCTGCGCATAAGGCGGAATGTCGGCCGGGTGCCAGTTATTCGCGGGACAGATGTAAGTGCCCTTGACGCCGTTGTAGAGGTCGCGCACGCTGACCGTGGGCTTCCAGACCAGGCGTGCGGTCATCGCGCCCACACCGGGCTCAGGCGCGGGAGAGGAGCCGTACCACACGGCAGCCCAGATCCCGAACTGACCGCCCGAATAAGTGAGCCGGCCACCGCAGCAGGTAAGCAGGTTCTGGAGAATTTCACCCCGCCCGCGCCCCAGATCGAAGCTCCCGTTGCAGGTATAGCGCGGCTCGGTTCCGCCGTTGTACATCATCGAATAAACCAGCGCCGAGCCTGTCACCCCGCCGAATTCCTCGAGCAGCGTCAGATGCGTTGCATCCGCGACCGCCTGAATGGTGCAGGGGAAGCCTTCGATCACGATGGCGCCGCCGACCATGCCGGAGACCCAGACCGTCCCGGATCCGACTACGGCGGTTGACCCATTCGTCGCCGACACCGTTCCCGTCACATAAGGCGTCCCGCCGCCTACGGCCAGTGGCTGGTCCTCATCGCAGATGTTCGCTTGCGCGATGAGCGGGGCGATGGGGATCTCCGTCCCGTAAACAGCCTTGAATCCCCAGGTGGTGTTCGAGAGGTAATCGGCGATGCAGAGCGCGGCGTTCTCGGTATATCCGTAGGTCGGCGGGCTGGTTCGAGGATCGTAGATGTCGTTCTTGCCGTGGATCATGAAGCTGATGGCGGGCAGACCACCGCTGAAAACCGTCGCGTCGTAATGCAGCCGCAGAAAGACGGCGGTCTTCCCGACCAGGCTGCAATTGGCCGTCCACGGGTTCGAAGTGTTCTGAACGAGATTAGTGACATCGCCATCGGATGCGGTCCCGTAGAGCATCCCGGGGAAGGTTGTCCCGAGCGCCTGCGTCCCGAGCATGACCTCCATGTGGATCTTCTTCCCGTAGTCGGCCCAGGTCGTGGTGCAGGTGCCCTCGTTATCGACGATGGAGGGAAGACCACCCGAAATGTAAGTGAAGACGATGCTGCCCGGCGAGCCCACCGTACGGCTGATAATCTGCTCCACGGGCCAGCGTCCCTGAAGTGTGTAATCGCCGGTGAGCGCGCCGCCGATGACGACCTTGTCGCCCGGTTGGAGGAGCGGGATGTTGGCGGCGAGGGTGACGGTAACGACGTTGTTCGCCCGCGTGATGTGGGTGATGTTGACGGTTTGCTGGACCGGGCTGAAACTATCGCCTATGCCGGTGAAGGCGCCTCCGCCCGTGGAGAGCTGGACAAGCTGCTTATCGAAGAGAAGTGAATCGACGCTCTGGCAGGCATGCGAAGCGAGAATGATCACCATGTCGAGGTACTTGTCGGAATCACCGAACTCGTTGATGAACACGACAATGCCGCCCACCACGGCGCGCCCGTAAGTCACGCCCCATGGGGCGATGGGGTTGCGGGTGGCCCACGCGATGCCTGGTGATGTTCCGGCGGAACCGGATATCAGCGTGCCGATGCCCGACAGCACAAGCCCTGCGCCTGCCGTCAGGAGTGCCCCGGCTACGGCGATGAGCACCGGAGTCAGGAGGCCGAAGGTCCCAATGTCGATCAGCACGCCGACCGTTATGGCGATGGCCCCGACGATGATTCCTATAAATTTGGACATTGTTTTACACGCGCCAGCCCGATTGGGCGGCACTGAGAGGAACCTGAAAGTACCCTTTGGCGCCGAGCGCGGTGACGTCGATGCCGTTCAGCGAGAGGATGCCCAGCGAGTAACCGCGCGCCCTCTTGAACAGCACCAAATCGCCCCGGCGCACGAGCGGCAGCGGGACAGGCTGCATCCCGAATTCCGCGGTTACCTTGCGCGCCAGCGCTCGAACCGAAGCCGTTCCGGCGTAGGCCCTGACCGCGCTCATCGCTTCGGCCTGTGTTCGGTAATTACCGCGAAAGGAGGCGGCGGGATCGATGCCGGTCATCGCCTCGATTGCGGAGCAAACGAACAGACAGCAATCCCAGGAGCCATAAGCGAAGCGGTCTGCGGCGTGCGCAAGGAAGAACCGCTCCAGGTTGCTCTGCCAGTTCGGAAGCCGGATCATCAGATGTTGTTTGGGGAAACTTTGCGGTCTGCCGCTTCGAGCCGGAAGAGAAGAGTCGGCGGATTCACTTCGGCGATGGGCGTTTTCCGACCATATGGCGCTCACGACCGCGACTTCTGTTTACACTGGAGAATCATGGCCGCAGGACACAATGATGCCGAGATTTGGGAGCGCCTACTGACCCGCATTGCGCCAAAACTGATTCCCACGAAGAAATACTGTGCCGTTCGGAGCATCCAAGGTTCGAGATACGTGACGGGTAAAGGGCTTGCCGTAATCGGACGCGCGCCGAACGGATGGCCAATCGAGTTCTGTAAGCAAGAAGCTGATGATCCGGACCAGAGGGTCAATTTAGTAAGGCGGATTCTTGCCGTGCATGTGTGTACTGCAGACGCGCAGATGATCGATGGCCAACCTGACTGCGGGCCAATGCACTGGGTTCGACACAGGCGCTGCTCAAGCCTTGGCGTTACGGACAATTCCAAAATCGGGAGGTTCTGGAGTACCGTCGCAGGCTTTGCAATGGACCTGGCAGGGCCAGACCTGTCTGCAAACTGGGAAGAGACGATCGCTTGGACGAATTTGTATCCAGTCAGCCATGAAAGCGGCAATCCCGGCGAGATACTCAGTAGAGCCCAACTAGCAGAATCCGCGAACCTGCTTGCTTCAACCCTTGAGGCTTGGAGACCTCGCGTCGCCGTATTCATTACCGAAGTAAATTCTTTGACGAAGAGATCGTTAGAGTGGTCCGCACCATTTCATGAGCCGTTGCACATCAGGGATATCCAATACAAAGATGAGGGGCCGATTGTTGCAACCGCTAGACTGGGCCAGAACACGCAAGCCGTTTTTCTCGTCCGGCCGGATGCGCGTCGCGGTAAGTCCTATGACTTCAGGGGTGAACTAACCAGGAAACTCAATGAGTGCGGCGTCGGTGGACCTGAAACCACCGACTGAGATCAAAGGTCACCGGCAGCGACATGGGCCGAGTGCCGCCCGGAGCTTCTGGAGCAAGAGAACATCAGAGGAAGTCTGTCATTGGGTGGCAACCGGGGCGAACCCTTGCATTGGCGCGCCCATGCGAAACTCGAAATAAAAAAACGCGACCCGCCCGTCCGCCGCGCGAGTCGTATAGTATCAACTTTAAGGGAACTCGCCAGCTTATGTTCTCTCTCTTGAGACGATTGTTAGGAAGGCGCACAGCCCCGGAGGCGAAACCGCCAGCCTCGGAGCGGGAAACCCCATTCTGGATTTCCTTCTCTGGCGGGGAATCTATCAGTCAGATTCGTAGGAAGGCTAGAAATTCGCTTGAAGGCTTGAACTGCCCTAATCCCAACGAACTGCTTTCAGAATGTTACGTTGTGAGCGCAGGACGCAATTTCGTCCCAAATGACGACTACCGCACCAAACCAAACGACATGATATTTTTTCCTCGCCTCGCCGCGGCGGTCTCACGATTGGCCGCAGTTACGCGACTTCCCCCCGAGGGAAAACAACGAGACGCGCAGCTCGCCGCGGAGTTTGACGACTGGCTGAAGTCTGGCGGCCTACGCCGGCCGGGCGATCGATGATGGCGCGCTATGAATACTGCGATGAACCGGATGCGCGACGGGACCCAGTTCGGAAGGCGGGTCATCAGACATTGTTTTTGCTGTTGGGTATTACACCCCAGTAGATGACCACCTCCTGGATTCCAGACTGGAAGCTGAGACCGAGATCGCCGGGTGCTACCAACTGCTGGTCGTCGTTCGTATAGCGCCGCTGGACCGAAGTGTTCAGGTCGATCAGCCTGTTTTCGCAGCTGATTTTGATGTCCGCCGTTTCTCCGCCGACCGTAATCGTCGGTTGATCCATGCGGCCGGCCCATGCCGTGATCGGGCTCGCGATCAGCGCACCGTCGGCGAACAGCCCAAGGTAGACCACGACCGGCAGGCCAAGTTGAAACTCACCGAGGACGGCCGTGAGGAAGCTGGAATCGAAGCCGCTCAGTCCGATGGTGATTCCCTTTGCCTCAACGGTCGATCCTTCTTCGGCGACCGAGATGGACCCCAGCGTTCCCACGCCCAGCCAGGTATGGCCGTTCCACACGATGCTGCCAATGCCGCTCCAGAGATAAACGGGTCCCGTGGCAAACGTGGCCATCACGAAGAACGCCGGCTGAATGCCGGGAGACGTGATCGCGGCCAGCATGGCCGAAGACATGGCGCGCATCAGATCGCTTCCCGAACATCGAACTGGATGCCATACGTGCGGTTATCCGAGACCGACCACTTGCGGGGATTGCCTTTTAGCCGGAAGAGTCCTTGCGTGTTGAAAACCACGATTGCCGTGCCATCGGGAGGCGACTCCCGGATCTGCGGCCAGATGCTCAGCGTCTGAGCGCCATTATTCACCGTCGAGAGGCAGCGATAGAGGCGGTATCCGATCTGCAGATAGTCGCCCGGCAGGAGTGCGCCAGCGCCGACCCAACCGGTGGTATTCAGGAGCACCCCCGTCTGCCCCGACCCCACCACAATCGGAGCGCCTGCCCCTGTTCCCTGCGGCTGCGCGGCCAGCGGATCTCCGATCTGAAACACACCGGCAATGCCCCGCAAACCGAGCAGCCAGGCTATCCAGGCTTGCGCCAGTGCGTGCGGCATGGCCGGCATCGTAACCGTCCACTCCATCCAGCCCGCCTGCCAGTCCTGCGTCTGCTGTTGGCCGGTAAAGACAGAGGTTGCGAGGGCGACGGTATCGACCGCCAGATACTCAATCGAGGCTGGCGCCGCGGGAACCGCCGGCATCGGAACGAGGTTCCATCCGAAGACCATTACGCCGGGATCCTTCTCGCTCGCTCTGCACTGGCGCGGACCGCAGTCGTGACCGACGATCCATGCGCCGCGATGATGGCCTGGCGAACCCGCATCTCCGTCTGAACCGGGTCCGTGCCGCGCGCGTCGATGTTGTAGACGTGATCGCCGCCACTGCCCACCAGCTTGCGTGACGCCGAGTTGCTCAGGATCGTCCCCGAAGTGCCCTTCAGGATTTCCGGCCCATCGTCGCCGACGACATACGCCTGATCCGCCGACACGTTGCCGCCGCCAGCCATGTACTGTATCGAGCTGATTACGGATTCTCCGCCACTACCTGCACCGCCGCCGCCTCCGAACAGCGCGCCACCCAGCGCCTTCAGGACACCGCCAATACCATGAAGCGGCCCGCCGCTCTGCTGGCCGCCAAGGTTCGCGAGCCCCTTGGTCGCGTCCGCCGCCGTGCTGCCGCTGGGAGGCTGCTGCTGGCCGACCGGAATCACGTAAATCCCCGTGTCCTCGGTCTGCCCTTTGCGCGTCAGTTCGACAGCCTTCTTGCCGATGCCCAGCTTCCTGCCCAGCGCCCCGAGCCCGTTGTGAATCCCCTGCTTGATCGAAGCTTCCACCATCTCCCTGCCGATGTCTTTGAACATCTGCCCGAATTTGGTCTTGCCCCCGGTGATGAGCTGCGTCAGATTTTCCGAGAGCTTGCCGAAGGAAGAATTGAGCGCGTCGTAAATAATCGATGCGGTCGTTTGGGCCGATTCCTGCATTTCGGCGAAGAATGCCTTGACGCCGTCCTCGGCACGGCCGCGCGCGAGGTATTGCCGGGCAATGATTTTCAGGCGCTCGTTTTCGAGATCGCGCAGCTTGATCATGATCCCCAGCTCATCGGCGCCCGTGCCCTCCAGCAGAATCGCGGCCTTCGCTTCCTGGTCGATGGCCTGCAAGCGGTCGCGGTCGGCGTTCGCAGTCTTGAGAACCGCCTCGGTGATGGCGTCCTGGTGCTTCAGCTCGTCTTCCTGACGAGTGGCATCGATCTCCTGGCGGGTTGCGCCGGCGCGCGACATCTTTTCATATTTGAGCCGCAGTTCTGCGCGGCGCACGGACTCGGCCCCTTCGATCTGCGCCGCGGCCAGCCGCTTGGTCGCATCGATCTCCACGTTAATCTCCGCGATGTTCTTCGCGGCGGCGTTGAGCCTCTCCGCTGCGTAAAGATCCTTCTCGGCCTGCACGAGCTTCTTCGCGGACTCCGCATCGTTGTCCCGCTCGATCGCCTGAATCTTCGCTGCCAGCGTCGTCTGCCGCACGGCTTCCTCGCCTTCGGCCTGGACACGCGCGAGTTTCTGTTCGAGGGAAATCTGATCGTCGAGCTTTTTCAGCGACGACTGCACTGCCTCGGCGTGCTTCGCATCGAATTCGTCGTTCGCGTCGCCTCGCACCTTCGAGATATCGTCGGCGTGGCCGGTCATCCATTCCGCGTCGCCATACTTCTGCTTCGCGAAAGTCTTGACGGCCAACTCGGCGTTCGCCTGTTTGGTCGCTTCGTAGCTGAGTCCGACCGCTGCGGCGAGATCGCGGTAGCTGGCCGTTCGCTCCTCCATCTGGCTGGTGGTGGCGGCGAGCTTGTCGCGCCACTCGGACTCGGCGTTATTGGCCGCGATCAGACCTTCCACGTACCGGATCGCGTCTTCATCGGCCTGAGACATCGGCCCTTCATGCAGGCGTTCGAGGGCCTTGTTGACTTCCGTGATGGCTTTGGTCGCCGCGATACCGGCAGTCGCCAGTTCCTTCATCTCCTCGCTTTTGCCGGCCGCCTCAAGGCGTTCCTGGGATTCGGCCAGAAGCGTTCCGATCGCGGCCAGCTTGTCGTCGAGAGGCGCGTCGAGTTTGGCGTTGGCGTTCGCCGCTTCGTCGGCTTCCTTCCGTCCGGTCAGTGCGGTTTTGGTCGCGGTGAGTTCCACCAGCTGAGGCCCGGCGCGCAACACGCCCAGCGAGGCCCGCGCCAGTTCGATCTCGGACGTCTGATCCCGTGGGACGCCGCCGGGATTCAGCAGCCCGTGTGCTGTCCGCTGCAGTGCCTTATCGCGTTCCTGCTGCAGGATCTGCGCGGTTTCGAGCGCAAAGTTGACATGGCTGATTGCTTTGGCATACCGCTCTTCAAGCTCGGTATTCAGCCCGATGATCGCGGCGTCCTGCGCCTTCTTGTCTTTCCTCCCGGCCGCGGCGTCGATCTTCGCTTTGCCCCTGTCGTTTATTTCGGCGATGTCGCCGAAGAACCCTCCGGTACCGGTTCTGCCGCCCATGTACTCCTTCAGGTCGGTAGTCGACGCCTGGTTTGTGAAGAACCCTTTAAAGGCGCTGATGTTCTCATCCTTCAGCAGCTTGTTGAGCGCCGTCAGATCCTTCTCGAGAGAGTCGGCCAGGTGGTCGGCGGTAACCCGCGCCTCATCGAGCGCGAGCTGGAGATTGTTCTGCCGCCTGCCCTCCAGCTTCGCGATATCGTTCGTGAGCCGGTCGTTCGTCACCCGCAGCTCGTCGTTGGTCAGCTTGATGGGAGCGCTCATCTGACGGAACGCGTTGGCGATTCTGGCCGGGCCTTCCGCGACCTTCTTGTAGAAGTCGTAAACCTCCACGCCCAACTTCACGATGAGGCCGGCGAAAGCGATGGCGCCGACTACGGGAAATATCTTCTGCAATGCCGGGCCGAGACCCAGCGTGCCGGAGACGAATCGCTCCACCGCGCGGAGGTTGTTCGTCATGCCGCCTTCCATGACGCGGATCGCGGCGCTCGACGCCATCATCCCGCTGACCATGTGGCCGCTGGCTTCCTTCGCGGCTCCGCCGACCGCGACGATTTTGGCCTTGGCGTTGGCCATGTCGGTGTTGAATTGGGCCGTCCCGGCCACCAAATTTATGGAAATCAGGCCGACGCGTTTTGAAGCCATGGTCAGTATTCCGATTTCAACGTGGCACTCAGGGACTCGATGAAGGCGCCAATCGCCGCTTCGGCCGAGGCGTCAAACCCGGGCCGCATGAACGGATGCGGCGGCACATCGCCGAGCACCTTTTTCCCAGGCCTGTGGCCCACCATGCGGTGGCCGTACTCGACCCACATCGCAACGTGGTCCTGCTTGCCGAAACCCATCTCGGCCATCCCGTTGAGGCTCGTCTGATTGATCTCAACGTTGATCACAAGTGCCTTGGCCATGTCGCCGGTCTCCACCGGAGCGCGCGAAACAACCGCTTCCGCGATCACGTAGATCCCGGCAGCCAGTGCGCGCGCGTAGCCCAGCATCACGATGTTCCGCGGAGCTTCCTCCACCATCTCGATGCATTCCTTCAGGCCCGTGACTACCATCCCGGTGGAGGACATTTGGTTAAACGGCGCCGGGCGTGGCCAACTCATACGCTTTGGCGAGCGCCATGGTCACGGCGGCGATCGTATCCAGTCGGATCAGATTCCCGCAATCCACCAGCGTTGGCCTGACGTCCGGCGGTTCCGTCACGATGGCGGCGTAGAGCAAGCCTCGCAACTGAATGGCGGAGATGTCGGCGAGGTTCTCGAGTGCCGCAAGCAGGTTACATCCGGCAATTCTCTCGGCGTCGGCGATGGCATTGAAATCGTATGCCAGCGTCAGGGTTTCATTGTCGATTACAAGCGTGGAGGTTTTCACGGTTTTGATTTGCCTTTCTTAGGTTTCGGGAGCAGGTCGGCGAACACAGTCATGACCGTTTCGCCTGTCACCCTTGTGGAATGTGCCGATGCGCGCTCGGGCCAGGGGTGCAGCATGTACGATCGCGGATTCGTCGAATTTCTGGGAGCGTGAAAGCTATGGTTGACCGTGTGGGCGCAGAGAACGCCGACCATCAACTCGAACTGGCGCGCACTTTCCAGACGTCTCTTCGAGAGGGCATAAACCATGCGCGGCGTCATCGACAACCAGTCGTCGTCTGACAACCGGAGGTCGTACCGCGCCTTGGCCCAAGCATCCAGCGTAGTGAGCGGCTCGGCCGCATTTCCGGTCGAAGGCTCTTCCTCGTCGTCGCGGTCGGTCTCCGGCATCGAAGCCGTCCACGCTTCGATCAACAAAGCGCGGATCTTCGGCACCGCTCCGGGACGCAGAATCTCCCCAGCCTCCGTGATCGAAGTCGCGGCTCCTGCCTCCCGAAGAACGGCAAACAAAACGGCGCGCAGCAGGCCCGCCGATAGATTCGCCAGGTTAACCTGCATCGCGCCCATCCCCGTCAACTCCTCGATGTCGAGAAGAGCCCGGTGCGTGAACGCGATCCGCCACCTGGCGCCGCCCGCCGGAATCTCGATCGGCTTTGTTATCCGGTGAGCCAGCATGGACTACGCGACGGTTACGGACGAGGTGCCGGTGACCTGAAGGGTGACCTTGAAGTCGATTTTCTTGTTCGCTTCATAGGGTCCGTCCTCGTTTTCGGTTACGAAACAGGTGCCGATTACGGTGAGGGTCTTCGTGTCCTTTTGCATGGGCGCGGTCATCTTGAACGGGAATACCGTCTGACCCTGCGCGAACGTGAGAAAGGCAAGCTGCGTCGTGTCGCCGATAAAGTTGCCGGTGAGTTCCATCGTGCCCGGTTTGATGATGCCGGGGACCATCTCCTCGGTTGCGTTCGGAGACTTCAGGTGAGTGACGTCGATGGACGGGACCGACAAATTCTTCTTCGTGATGCTGGCGATTTCGAGGACTGCGGTCCAGTCGGTCGGACTGGAGGCGTCCCCGGTATAGAACACTGCTCCATAGGCGGAATTGGCTAAAGACATTTCGTGTTTCTCCTTATGTGTGGGGGCGTTTACTTACACGTCGGCATACTGAATTTCGTACTCAAGCATTCGCCGGTAAGTGCGGCTGGCTTCGTCGAACGGCGCGTCCATCCGATCCGACCGGAAGCACCCATAGACGACGGTGGAGTCGGCATCGGGGAGCGTGCCCTTGTAGCCGCTCAGCACCGCGTCGATGGCCACTGCCAGAGAAATGGCATCGGCCCGCTGGTTTCCAAAGCAGTTGATTTCGAATCGCCGGGTCGCGAAACCGTGCTCTCCGCGCAGCGCATACGGGCCCGAGTCGGAAATTGTCTGGTGCGTCCAGCTCGGCAGCGTTTCGTCCTTGGGGAGATTCACAAGGAAGCCACCGGTCGTGGTGATGGCCAGGACACCCGCATTCGCCATGACGAGAGACACGATCCCGGCTTCGAGCATGGGTTATTGGTTCTGCGAGAGGGCGACGCAATTCAGCACCAGTACAACGTCAAGCTCGGAAACGTTCTCGACGGACTGGATCACATAGAGGCCGTTCATCGCCTGCACCTGCATGTCGGCGAGGATGCCGGCCTGATACCAGATCGAGATGGTCAGGAAAAGCTGCGTCGTCACCTGACCCGCCTTGATGACATCGGTGCCGCGGACGACCACGATCTTCGCGTAGGCCGACGCGAACGGCACCATGGTCACCGCGCTCCCGGAGGCGTCGGAAGACCGCTGCTGCTGGAGGATGACGATCTGGTGGCGCATCTCGCCGGGATCTATGGAGGGCCAATTCATGCGCTATCCGACGTGTTTGAGAGCGCCGGTTGTCAGCATCGCCGTCACGCCGAAGGGCAGTTCCCGGGTGGGATCGATACTCTTCTCGAACGGCATCCGGTTGGTGAACCAGTCGACAATCAGGCGGCGCATACCGGCTCTCACCGCGCGCCCATCCGCCTGCCAGAAGACGGAATTATTCGCGAAGCCGCTGGTGAACCGGATCAGAATCGCCGAACTCGGCCACGGTGTGAATGCCTTCCACATGCCGTTATAGGGCGGTGCCACCAACCCGGGACTTTTGACCAGATCGACGATGTAGTCGGTATTCTCGACCAGCGTGGTGAAATCGCCGGTCGAATCCCGCACCGTGAACAGGTCCACCGACACCAGGGGATCGCGCAGCCCAATGAAGTAATCGACCCAGAAATCGAAATGCAGGTCCCACTGTTTCCGCACCAGGTCGCGGCCCTGATAGAACTCGGCCACCACGCGCGCGGCGGAAATCAGCTCCGCGACCAGTGCGTCTTCATCCGGATCGGCGGGCGACCTTGCGGGCAGCTTCAGAAACGATTTCACTTCGTCCAGCGTGAACGGCTCAACGAACGACTGCACCGGGGACGAATCGGTGAGAGTGAGGCTGCCGTATCCGGCAAGCCATTCATAGAGACTGTTCGGGCCGTAAATGCCCGCGCCTATGCCCCCAAACATTTGACATCCTCCATCACCAGTTCCAGCGGACCGGCATGCCGCAGCCTCGCTCCGGCGGGAACGTCCGCCGTGCCATCTTCGGAATGGCCATCCAGCAGGAAGACGCGCCGGTGCGCCTCGTTCCTGATGCGCAGCATTCCGAAGATGGTCATTGGGGTTGGTTAAGCGGTAGCGGTGGCAGGAGCGGCGGTGGGCGCCTGCGCGGCCGTCACCGCGGGATGCGTGCTGAGCGTCTTGACCAGCGCCTGAATGGTCGGCCATGCCGCGCCGAACAGACCTTCGAGCGTAGTGGCGTTCGTCACGTCGCTGGCGACGGCGCACAGTTCGCCCATGGCCGCTTCCTCGACGGAATCGAACACCGTCACGGCGGGAGCGAGCGAAGGGACTGCCGTCGTGAGGATTGCGCTGCCGATGGCAACGTCTTTCTGAATGGTCGCGCTGTTCGAGGTGACGAACGACGCGGCCTCCGTAGCTACCTTCTTGATGTCTTTCCAGGCTGTTGTGAATGCTGTTCCGAGTTTCGACATGTTTTTTCCTCTTGTTTCTGCTCCTCTGGAGCGGAACTATTTGGCTGCGGGCGCCGCGGCCGTATTCACGACACGCACCGCCTGCGGCAGATATTTGAGCGGAATCCCGATGGCCTGGGAAAGCGCCGCCGAGACGACGGCCTGCCAGAACGGCAGCTTCGTCGGCGTCAGACCCGCGCAGTCAGGTCGGTTGGGCTCTCTTTAATACACGGTCCAGGAGATCGGCGTATATGCGTTCGATACGCCGCCGGTGCCTGTGAGTTTTACGACGACCGCCCCGGTCGTGTCCGCGGCTGCTGTAGTGAAAGCCCCGCCAAACCAGGCGAGGAAATTGGCGCCCGCGTAGGCGACGGGTGTAGCCACGATCTGCTGGGCATTGGTCGCGGCCGTGTTATTGCAAATGCTGACAGAACCTATCCAGTTGCTGGTGTCCCCGCTGGCGGGATAGATGACAACGGAGGTTGCTCCAAACCAAAATTTGGAAGTCCCTCCGCCCGCGGTCTGCGCAAAGACGAATTCGACATGAATACAGCCCCCCGCGCCCATGGTGTTCGCGAGGATCGTAGTCGAAAAAAAGGTCTGGTCCGTTCCATTGGTCGGGACATTCGCCAGTTGACTTTGATGGACAATAATCCTGCACGGAACGCCGGTGGCTACGTGGTTGCCATTGCCGTCGATTGCGACGCAACTCCCCGGAGTCTGAGCGCCGACGCTGGTCACCGAGATATTTCCATTGCCGCTCACGCCGGCGATCTGGCCTCCGGCGGGAGGGCGCTGCGCACAGATACTCGCGACGGAGAGGAAGAAAACGAGAAGACATTTTCGGTCCATTGTTCGGAACTCCCTTTTTCTATTTCTTGGGTACGGGCACGGTCGAAACGACGGTCACCGCCTGAGGCAGGTATTTGAGCGGAATCCCGATGGCCTCGGAAAGCGCGGTCGAGACGACAGCCTGCCAGAACGGCAGCTTCTTCGGCGTCAGGTCGGCTTCGATATACCCGAGCGCGTGATTCGCATGGAGCGCGGCGCCGTTCAGGTTCGCGGACATGCTCGCCAGATTGGCGGCCGTTGCGGCGATGTCCGGGTCCGCCAGCAGCGCGTTCGCTTGGCTCACGGTGCCCTTCAGTTCACCAACCACCCCGGCGGCCTGCGTAACGAGATCCGTCGAAGCCGTCGCGGTGGGCCGGAGATCCGCGACCAGTCCGTTCAGCGAATCCACGCCCGCGTTGAGCTTCGGCAGCGTGGTGGTGCGCACGTCGCCGATCACCCCGTTCAGCATGTCCACGGCAGCGCCGAGTTTCACCACCACCTCGCCACCGGCTCTCACCGCGGCGAGAGAAGAGTCCGCCAGCGCCGCCGTTTTCGGCTGCTCCTGTTTCGCGATCCTGTTGGCGTCCTGCAATGTCTGTTTCAGCGCGTTCGCCGCGCCGTCGCTGTTCTGAAGCAGTACCCGCGCGAGAACGAGCAGGCCGTCGTCACCGTTCTTATGGGTGCCTTTCAGCGCAGTGTTCACCAGAGCCAGAGTCTCGGCGCTCGCCGCCGCCGACGTATTGAGATTGCGCTCGATCCGCACTAACTCGAACAGAGCGAACCCAACGCCGATGGACAGAATGACTGTGATGGCCGTGCCGATTGCCAGATAACGACCGTGTGGTGTCGGGTTCATAATGTGTCTCCCCACTTGTCCCTGTAAACTGCCGCTCCGGCCCGCGATGCTTCCCGGCGCGCCCTGCCGGCTAAACCGGCCACTCCCTGAGCGTCTTCGGATCGCGGACCCACTCTTGTGTTTGTGCCAGGCGGTCGTACTGGACATGCCAGTTCTTTGCCCGCTCCCGCGGGTCGAACCGGGGCATGCGCTCATGAAGAACTTTGCGCGCCCCCTGCTGCGACGAGCGGATGGGGTAGTGCTTCAGGATCATCGCCTCGGGGCAAATTCTGCGGCCGGAAAATTCGGCCTGATGCCCGCCGCTCCGTGCGAGAGAAACGGGACCCTGGTTCTTCCAGGCTTTGACATGAGGCAGCCTGTTATCCACGCCGTCTTCCGAGTAGTGGCGGAAATACGGCTCGGGATCGCCCGCGTACAACTCATCGACAGGATGAAAGCAGAAGACCCTGTGATCGGCGGCGTTATAGCCGGCGGCGTCCATCCTGCGCAGGGCGGCGATCAACGGCTCAGTTGACCGGGAACTTCGCCGGATCTCGTCGGCGTCGTTATGAATGCACCAGGATGCCCGCGACGCGTTTGCCAGATCTTCGACGCGATGGAGGAGTAGTTCCCACCGGAAGATAGGGCCGTTTCCTTCCGCCGGGAATCGTTCGAACCCTGCCAGGGGAAACTGCTGCGCGATACGATCGCTGCCATCGGTCGACCAGTTATCGATCACATGCACATCGATGCCCTGCTCGATCAGGTGCGCCAGCGTCCATGGCAGGATGTCGGCTTCGTTGTAGACGCACATGAAGGCCGTCGCCGAGAATTCAGAAGGTCCCAACGCGCGCGGCCTCCGGGGCTCCCCATTTGTCGGCAAATATCTTCAGGTTTGGCCGGTAGTCTCCTCCGGAAAGCGCCCTTCCGCGAAAGGTGCTGACGAGGGTCGTGTGATCGACGAAACAGCCGTCGAAGATTCCGATTTTCAACCCGGCCTTTCGAACGCGCAGACAATAATCGTCGTCGTCGCAGCCGTAGCCGGTGAATCGTTCATCGAGCAGTCCCACCGACTCAATCGAGCGCCGCGGAATGAAGATGCAGACGAAACAAACCATGCGGGGCTCTTCGCGCAGGCCTTTGTTTTGCGGCCACTGCCTGCGGTTGCCGACGTTATTGCAGGTGGAAGCGATGATGCCGTAATCCGGATGCGCGGCGGCAATTCGCTGTATGGCGGTGAATCCTCCCGCCGTCTTCAGCAGCGCATCGTCGTTGAGCAGGATCACGTCGTTGTCTCCCGCCGCGCGAATGCCGATGTTGATATTGCGAGCGAAGACGAAAGGCTTGATCCCCAGCCGCCAATCGACGGGCTCATCGCATGGAAGGAGAAACCGTGTGGGCCCGTCGAAATCGTCCACGACGATAATCCTGCAGGTCTCGCCCGCCGCGCGGATCGCCCGCACGCACGCCCCGAGGTTCACGTCGGTCTTGCTCGGGATGATGATCGAGAGGTTTGGGTTCACTTGACAGCTTTCCACGCGGAGCCCAACTTGCGGGGACTCGTATTGCCGGGGTGGATCGTTGCGTGCATCAGTTCGCCGGCGTCAGCGGTGACCAGTTCGCCTGCCGCATGGGCCATTGCGACCATTGCATTGTCCTCGCCTATTTGAAGCCCCGGGAACGGATGATTTCTCCA